ATAACTCTTGTTACTTGTGATTTTCAAGATGTTAAAGAATTAATTTCTATTGTGCCTAAAGACAATTGTAGTTGGGATAAATTTATTATGGGAAGTAAAACTTCTGGGAATGCCTCATTAGCTAAAGCTTATATTGATATTGGTTGGATTATAAGAGGATGTAATGATTCTGTAGATAAGTATGGAATGGAGAAATCTACTGCTAGTAATAATAATAGCTTTGTAGACATTAGTGGTGCAAAACAAACCTCTGGGCCATTTATTTATGGTCTAATGCAATCAGTTAATGTTTCATCAGACGGTGGAGTATATAAAGTTTCTATTAAATTCATTGATGGATTTGGAAAGACTGAAGAATCTAGGTTAGATAATATTATTTTTAGTGAAAAATTAAAAGGTGCATTAAAAGGTGCAATAGACAAATTTGCAAAATTTAACTGTAAAGATAAAACTGATAGCGGTACAACAAGCGTATCTTTCGTTAGAATTCCACAAAATACTAACGAAGCAATTGTACCATGGAAATTCATGCCTGACCAAGGAGGAGAGACAGGAGTTTTTAATGTTTTTAATCCAAACAGGTTGTCTCTTTTTCAATATTACAGAGAACTTTTAAATAGATTTCAAACAGATAGAAAGAAAGGAGTAAATTTTGCTTATGATAATGGTTCTGAAGGTAAGCCATCAATTTTAATGATAGAAGACAGGAAACCAAATTTTTGCATAGGTGAACAAGGTACTAATTATAATAATATACCAACTTATATTGTTGGTGGTGGTGATTGTAGTCCAGTAATAAAATTTAATACTCAATTTATATCTACTCCATTGTCTAGAGTTAGTCCAGAGGATAATAAAACTCCAGAATTAAAAGCAGGTATTGGTGGTGGAAATCCATCTGGAACTGGGCAAGGCCAAGTTCAGATTTTTTCTTGCGTAAGAAAAAAAGATCCTAAGACTGGTCAACAAGGTTCTCCAAACATTACAAGTACTTCTTTTAGCAATGGGCCAAATGTAAATGTTGTAGGATCACCAGCTGCTATGAATGATACACCTCCTTCTAAAATTACCGAAAAAAACATTGAAACATTACAAGCGAACTTAATAGCCAGTGCTGATTTAGACAATTTACCAATTGTTGGGCCAATTAAAGCAGATCTTGAAATTCATGGTGATCCTTATTGGGCCAATACTGTTAATTGGCTTAAGACTCAATACATAAAAATTATTTTTATTGATCCATATTGTGTAAAAATAACAAAAAATGAAAATGGTGTATTTGAATCTTTAGCTGGTAGTGCTTGTAATAAAGAATTATCTCAAATTTATCAAGTAAAATCTTGCAGGTCTACAATTAATTCTGGATCTTATACTACTACATTAGAATTATATAGCATAAACATTATAAAGTTTTGATAACAAGGTATTTTAAATGATCAATAAAATTAATAGTCTAGATAGCAAATTAAAAGTTTTAGAAAAATACATTAATGAATTAAGCTTAGCTGTAAACAAAATACCTCAAACATTCTTAAACAAATCTTCTAATACTGTAAAACAAGACACGCAAATAACTGGGATGTACACTGCTCTTGTAATAGATACATTTGATATTTACAAGCAAAATAGAGTAAGATATTTTAATCCAGTTTTAGTTAATCCAAAAAATGCAAATAATCAATCTATAGAAGTAACTGCTTTACCATGGGCATTTCCAATTAGTACATTTGGAGGATTTGATGATTCTGGATCATCGTGGGTTCCTCCAGCAGGATCAACAGTTTGTTTGGTTTTTGAGCATGGAAATAAAGAATCTGCTTATTATATTGGAACAACATGGACAAGAGATAGAGGTAGAGATGGAAGCCATGATTGGGGTATACCAGTTGAAGAATACGATCTTTTATATGAAAAAAAAAGAAATAATTATTTAGTTGGCCCTAACAATGGCTCGCAAGTTTTACCTCCTTGGAATACTGAAAGTTATAATGGATATGACATTACATCAATTACAGACATAGATAATAATTTAGATGCATTAAAAAGAGCTACTTTTCCAAATATTTATGGTTTTAAAACTCCTGAAAAGCACATGCTTAAAATGGTTGATGGTGATGGTAAATGCAATAGGAAGTGGAAAAGGATGGAGCTTTTATCTGGGTGTGGTAACTGGATGATTTTTAAAGATGATCATTTACACTACGCTGGGCAATGGGCACATCCTCAATGTGGAGATGGAACCAGAGATGGTAGTACAAATTGTTATGTTGATGCCAAAGAACCAAACATCAATGAAGATGTTACTGTTTTATCATCACAAAATAATACTACTTTCCAAGAACCAAAAGGATTTGATTACATAACTGATATTATAGAACCTGGTTTACCATTTTCAAAAGAAACTCCAGCTGGTTTTCCTAATCCAGTAAAGTGTGGTAAACAATCTGAAAATGTAATTGGTGGTCATCCCGATACTCCAGAAGGAACTATTTATGCAAATACTCAAAAAGGAACAAATCCTTTTTTTAAATCAGCAAACGAATGCAGACCAATAAAAGGGCCACAGACACCTCAGAATAATAAATGTGATCTTCCTCAAACAGGAATACAACTTCTTTCTATATCTGGTCATACTTTTGTTATGGATGATAGCGTTGAAGAGCCTAGAGGAACACCTGAATGGCAAAGATCTTTAGAATCTTTTGATTTTGGATGTAATGACAAATATTTAGGAAGAACATATTGGAAAAGTTGTACAGGTCATTCAATTTCCATGATTGACTATGAACAACCATCTAAAGTAAGATCTGCTGATAACGGAATAAGGATAAAATCTGCATTAAACAATGAAATATTTTTATGTGATGAAACTTTATCTGAATGTCCTGGTGTTGGCGGTTCAAATCGTGGAATAACCATGAATTCTACTAGTAATCATGTGTTTAAAATGATTGATGAAGGTGTTTTCCAAAAAAGCATGGAATGTAGGACTGAAAATAATTATCCTGTAAGTAATGCAACAAATGCTTATATTCAATTAAGAAGTGGTTATGGTCTTGAGCTTTACATGAGTGACAGAAATGATCAAGAAAAAACAGCTAGTCAATTTTTAAGGTTAACTGCACCGCAAAAAGATAACAAGGAGCGTGGTTCTCATGTTTTAGAAATGCAAGAAAGACCTATTGGAAGAGGTTATGTTTATTTAAGGGCTGGAGGAAATTACTTACAATACAGTTATGATAGCACTTATGAAATTGTAGGTAATTCTAAAAATAATCCAGCAGATAAATTAAGTTTAGTTACAAAAGATAGAGTTTCCATAACTGACAATTATGATTATCGTGTAAACGAATATTTCTTCAATGCATCAAAGAAAAGAATTTATTTGCTTGCAGGACTTGGAGATTGTAAGACTAAATCTACAAAACAGGATACTTTCTGTATTGCTCCTGTGGTTGTTTACAAAGATGGAAAATTAAGAATTTCAGATAGAATATTTGGTTCTTGCAGTGACGATTCTAAAATTGTATCAATAGCAGCAATTAATCCAGTTTCTGACGAGAATAACAATAACAATAATAACAATAATAATAACAATAACAATAACAACAATAATAACAATAATAATAACAATCTAATTGTTTAAAAATATATTTAATTACTACATAATAGTATGAGTTTCGTATTAAAAGGTATTCCTTATCCAATAAGTAAAAGTCCGTTAGGGTATTTATTTTCGCAAGAAGGAATAGCGACTTTAAAATCTGATTTAATTCAATTATTACTCACCAATCCAAAAGAAAGAGTAATGTTACCAAGTTACGGAACTCCTTTAAGAAAGCTATTATTTTCACCTAATGATGCAGCGTTAGTAGCTGAAACTAAAAGACTTATAGCAAATTCTATAGAGTCTTGGGAACCAAGAATTGTTGTTTCTCAAATAGATATTACAAATGGTCGTGAAAGCAGTTCTGAAAATGCAAATGAATTAAATTCAAATGATCATGTATTAAGTATAAGTATAAGCTTTTTTGATCCACAAAAAATTGATTATGTTGAGGTGTTAACGATACAATTACCTACAGGAGGAGAGTTATAAAAAATGCAAGAAAAATGTGATATTATTACACCTTATGATATTGGAACAACTCCAAAACAAACAAATATAGTTTCTTTGAATTATACAAATCAAGATTTTTATTCAATGAAATCTAGATTGGTAAGTTTCATCAAAGAAAGATTTGGTGATGACTTCAATGATTTTGTAGAATCTAGCCTAGCTATAATGTTAATTGAAAATTTTGCATTTTTAGCAGATACTCTTTCTTTCAAAATTGATCAAATTGCAAATGAAGTATTCATTGATACAGTTACAGAATTAGATAACATATTTAGATTAGCAAAACTAGCAGGATTAAAACCTCAGCCTCCGATTGGTTCCAAGGCATTATTTTCTGCAAGAATTAATTCTGTTCAAGATTTTGATGTTAAAATAGAAACGCCTTTTAACATTGATATTGTTTCAAATCAAATTCCTAGCAGATTTGAGCTTTATCCTGCCGATTCTTTAAACAGACCTATATTCAATGAACCTATTGTTATCAGAGCAGGTCAATTAATTAATTCAAATATAGTTGGTGTAGCTGGTATTACAAGAGAAAATACTTTTATTTCCAATGGACAAATAAATCAAATATTGCAATTAGATGCAATATCAATTATTTCAGATTCTATAAGAGTAGTTGTTGATGGGCAAGAATGGGATCAGGTTGATTTTTTTACTTCTGGCTCAGCAAACAAAGAATATTTAATAGAATACAATCCTGACTATAGTGCAAATATCATTTTTGGAAATGGTAAAGGTGGTTTAGTTCCATCTTCTGGTACTAATATTAATGTAATCTATCGTACTGGTGGAAGTCCCAATGGGGATATTGTTACAAATTTTGCAAATTCACAAACAATAGTAAGTATTGAAGGAAGCGTTAATATAATTACTGTTAGTTTAACTAATTACACAAAAGCAGAATTTGGTTATTCAGGTGATACTATAGAAGACATTAGAAGTAAAATACCTTTATATTTAAGAACTCAAAATCGTGCTGTATCTGGAGAAGATTATAAAACATTTGCAAATCAATTTGCTACTGTTTACAATGGTATAACTGGTAAAGCACTTGCTGCATTAAGAAACTATGGATGTGCTGCAAACATCATTGATTTGTTTATATTAGTTAGAAGTGGCAATAGTGGTTTATCTAAGGCTAATAGTCAATTTAAAGAAGAGCTAACTGATTCTTTGAATGAAATTAAAATGCTTACTGACAACATTTGTATTAAAGACGGAGAAGTAGTAGATGTCAATGTTTTAATTGATGTTACTTTAGATAAGTTCTATAAGAAATTTGAAGACAATATCAGAGCATCTATGGAAAGTAAAATTGATTTTTATTTTAATTTAACAAATTGGGATTATGGTCAACCTTTGCAAGAATCAGATATTATTCAAGCTTTATCAGATTTAAAACAAATCAAAACAATAGATATTGTTTTCAGTACTGTGGAAGTTCCATTTGCTAAAACAATTGCAATAAAGTATTATGAAATAATTCGACCAGAAAGCGTAACAATTAACTTCTTGTATAATTAATTATGGCAGAAAAATATTACACAAAAAATCCGAAAGTAAATGATACAGTAGTATTTGATTTATATACTCCAAATACTAATTGTATTTTTAAATCAGATCCTTATGAAGTAACATCAATTACTGTATATTTCGTTGAAAGAAATTTTGTTTATGATAAATCAAGTTTCAGAAATATTAATATAAGTGATCCTAATTTAGAAGTAAAATATCTAGAATTAAAACAAGCTTCTTACGAATATCCAAACAATCAAGATTTAAAAGAAAAATTAAAAATTGCACAAAGGGATTTGCTTCAGAAATCTTTAAATAAAGTTGAATTTGATAATTTAATTGCTGTAGCAAAATTTGGATCTTCAGAAAATCCAGTTTGGACTCCAGAAAAAAAAGGATTTATAATTGAGAAAATTATCGATACTGATAGCAACATAGTCAATGGTCATTTTAAATTTAAATTTGAACAAAGCGGTTTAAGAGAAGGAGATTATTTTATTTCCTATAGCTGGCGACCAAATATATCTTCTCAAGTACTTTCTTCTAGTATTTATTTTTCTTTATCGTCAAATACATCAAGTTATATTTCTCCTAAAAATTTAGAAACAAATAAAAACAAATATCCAAATTTATTAAACAGATATTTACCTGATCTTTACAAAAATTATTTAAGTAAAACAGATGTAAGTCCAGAAATATTAGAAAAGTTCAACAATGCTGTAGGAGATGCATTTTCTCATACAGAGAAT